ATGGAAATTAACGATATATTTAAACTAATAGACGCGGGATTTACAAAAGAAGACATTATAGAAATGTCTAAACCCGCAGAAACGGTAGCGGATATTTCGCAGGCGAAGTCTGAAACCATAACGCCGGAGGTGAAGACTGAATCAATAACGCCGGAAGAAACACATTCGAGGAATATTGATTATATAAAAGATTTGCAGAAAAGCATTGATGATTTAAAGAAAACGATTATAGCGACTAATCAGTTAAGGAATTTAGGCGGAGATAAAACAACTACAATAGACGATATAAATGAATACCTTATTAATGGGAGGAGTAAGAAATAATGGCAAGTGTAAATGATTTGAATTTTAACCAAATTTCAACGGTATTAACTTCGATTGTGGCGCAGGCTACAGGTGAAAAGGTTTTGACCCCTACAACTACCGGGGATTTTGTATCGGTAGCTACAACAGCGTTAAAAAATGGAACAGACCCTGTAATGAGTGCTATAACACAAATGGTGACCCGGACAATTTTTTCAATCCGGCCGTATTCTGAAAAATTTAGAGGATTGAGGGTCGATAATGAACGATGGGGTAATATTGTCAGAAAACTGAATATTGCGGACGGTGATTTTATAAATGATTCATCTTTCGCATTACCTGAAGACGGACAGAGTGTAGATATGTATAAGCTTCGCCGTCCCAATATATTGCAGACGAATTTTTATGGCGCAAATGTGTTTAGTATTGAGCGTTCATATTTCCGTGAACAGATAGAATGCGCTTTCACGAGCCCTGAAGAACTGGCAAGTTTTTATTCTATGGTTACTGGTAATATTATGGATATGATTGAAACTGCGCATGAAAATCTTAAACGTGCAACGCTTTCAAATTTAATTGGCGGAATTGTGAAGGGTGGCGGAGTTGAACAAGTCGTACATTTGCTGACAGAATATAATACAAAAACGGGCGGGTCATATACGGCGGAAACAATACAAGCTCCCGATGTATATCCTGATTTTGTCAAATTTATGTATTCGGTGATAGCGGCTAAATCTGCATTAATGACTGAAAGATTGCAAAATCATCATATCAATGTAACAGGTAAAGAAATTACTCGTCATACACCATATGAAAACCAGAGACTTTATATGTACGCTCCTATTATGTATGATAGTACGGCACGAGTAATAGCTGATACATATCATGATACGTTTCTCCGTTATGCTGACCATGAAACGGTTAATTTCTGGCAGGCTGTAGCTACTCCAGACACTATTAATGTTACACCGTCATATTTAACAGCATCTGGAACTATAACTACTCCCACAGACACAGTATCAGTTCCCGGAGTATATGCTCTTCTTTGTGATGAGGAAAGCTGTGGAATGACAGTATGTAATGAATGGAGTGCAACAAGTCCGCTTAATATTTCAGGCGGTTATTATAATGTTGCATGGCACTTTACGGACAGATTTTGGAACGACTTTACCGAAAATGCTGTAGTATTTACAATGGATTAATATTATGCAAGTTACGTTATATCCAGGATTTGGAAAGCGGAATAATTCAACCAAAACCCCCACCACAGGGGGTGTTATATACACCGGAACGCTGAAAGATAATTGTACAATACTAAAACCTGTCATTATCTTTCAGGCTGCCGGGGCGGATGATTATTTCCCTTCAAGCTATCCTTCAAGCTATAATTATGCTTATATTGATGCTTTTGAGAGATATTATTTTGTGACGGAATGGGAATGGGTGGAACGGAATTGGATTGCAACACTTGAAGTTGACCCTATGGCAACATATAAGGGTGATATTGGAACAGGTACACATTATGTCGAGCGTTGCAGCGGAACATTTAACGGACGTATTGTTGATACTGTATATCCTGTTTTAACTAATCCTACTGTCAATATAACCGATATTGCCACTCCATGGATTGATGAAACCTATTATATTGTAGGTATAAGTGGTGGTGGAGGTTCAACAGGGATCACTTACTATATTTTTTCATCCTCTCAATATTCAACATTTATTCAGAACATATATAATAGTAATTCGTGGTGGAATGCTTCAACTGCAGATATTACTTACGACCCCTCAATATTCAATCCGCTGGATTTTATAAAATCAATAAGATTGTACAGAAGTTCATTTGGCGGAACTGTGGTAGACAGTGTAAATATGGGATATTGGAGCGTGCCCGCCACATGTAGGATAATATCTGATGCACAAGCATATTCAAGCGTGCAAAGAACAATTACATTGCCACAACATCCGCAGACTACAAGTCGGGGGAGCTATGTAAATTCAGATTTATATACTAAGCGTATATTATCAGTTAAACCCTTTGGTAAGATTCCTTTGGATTGCAGTTTAATTGCTAATGAAACGTCTATTAAAATTTATATTGGTATTGACGCATATTCTGGCCGGGGATGGTTACGTGTATCTAATGGTTCCAATTCTATGATAATTGCTGAATCAGAGGCACAGATTGGAGTTGATGTACTTCTTAATGTTCAGGCCGTATCGGAACTTTCACGAGCAACAGCGATAGTTAATTCAGCTTCAAGTATTATAAGCACTATTACCGGCAGCTCAAATATGACTATCGAAACAGGCGTTAGTAACTGGGCGGCAATTGCCGGAGTGCCGCTTATTCGTGAGACTGGAACAGGTGGGGATTTAGCAACATTTTCTTTTGCTGAAAGTAATCGATTATGTTCAGCATTTTATTCAATAGCTGACGAATATAATACGGAGTTTGGCCGTCCATATTGCGCACCGGCGGTATTAAACACTGTAGGAGGTTTTATTAAGTGTGCAAATGCGGAAGTAGAATTCCCATGTCTTGCAACGGAGCGTGCAAAAATTGAAGAATATTTGAATGGGGGATTTTTCTATGAATAGTGTGCCGTATTCATACGGTAATATCATGCTTGAAACGGCACCTGTTACGCCGTCAACAATACATGTAACGAATACCGCGTTGTCAGCATTTTTCAGACGTTATTTATTTTCTGATTTATTAAGTGTTTGGGAATGGAAAATCCCGGAGAATTGGGATAGCAATTATTTCAAAGCTGTTCTATTCTCATGGGGATATTTTGCAATTATTGATACTCCGGCATTCGGTATAATTCCACAACAGGCGGGATTAAAAGGATATAACGTACAGTATCAACCTACTAATGCTGTAATTTCTAATCCGAGAATAAATCAAATACTTGAACCTGTAATCGGTAAAGAATGTGCCGTAATCAGAATACGTCCCGATTATTGCGGCATGCTTGACCTTGTTAATTATTATGGCGATATGATGGCGTTGACTGCGGAAACACTTGATACCAATATACTGAACTCAAAACTTGCTTATGTCTTCGCTTCTGATAATAAAGCCGGAGCAGAAACATTTAAGAAGTTTATGGATAAAATTGCCAGTGGTGAACCTGCGGCATTTATAGATAAAAATTTATTTGATGAAGAACACAACCCCCACTGGGTAAAGTTTAATAATGAAATTCGAAATAATTTCATAGCAAATGATTTACACGGACTTCTTAAAAATCTATATAATGATTTTCTTAATCGAATAGGCATACCAACTGCCAATACTGATAAAAAAGAACGACTTATAACATCGGAGGTTGAAGCTAATACACAGCAGTCGTTCTCCGCAATGGATATGTGTTTAAAGGAAGTCCAGCGAGGTATTGAGCAGGCTATAGAAATATTCCCTGAACTTGAGGGTAATCTGTCGGTTAAATGGAGGGTAGAAGTTAATGGACGCATGTCTTTCAATAATGGGAATAATCAACTCAACGCTTCCGACAACAGCTGACTTTGAGCATTTGGCTTTAAAATTTAAAAGCTGGTTTAATGTATCCAGTAGTTGGATGTCGGCACAACTCGCCGGATATATTCTTATAAATACTGCGGAGCTTGAATTCATATTTCCCGACCCTAATTTTGCTGAAATTGCTATTAGTGCATGGGCTCAATTAAATGATGTGAGATTTACGGAATTATATAATACCACTACTGCGGAATTCTATAATTCGTTTGAACCTCTTGAAAATTACAATATGGAAGAGACAACTACGCAAGAAGATACTAATACCGGAACTGATACGCATACACACAGTGGAGGGACAACCACTGAAGATAGTATTACAACTAATGATACCGGCACAGTATCAGACAGCGGGGATGCCAGTCGTGACGGAACTACTACGCATAAAGTATCGGCATTTAATTCATCAACATTAGCGGATGCGCATAGTGACACTGATAATTTTAGTACTACTTCTACTAACACCCGAACTGACAATTTAACGCACACAACTACAGAGGAACACACATTTACAGATACGCAAAAGCTCGATATAAGCAGAAGTGATATATTAAATCGTACAGTAACGCTAAGTCGTCACGGAAACATCGGAGTAACTACAAGTCAGCAAATGGCGCAAAGTCAAAGAGACTTAGTTATGTTCGATTTTAATAAATATATATGTGACGAATTTAAAAATGAATTTTGTATTTTGTTATATTAAGAGGTGCCAGAATGTATTACTTTCCTTATACAAATTTTCACGACCTAAACCTTGACTGGATAATTGAATATGTAAAATCCGCTAAAAGTGAAATAGAAGATTTAATAAATCAATTTGAAAACTTAATAGTTCAAACGACCGGCAATTCAACAAATAATGTGATGAGCCAAAACGCTGTAACGGTACAGTTGAATTATTTAAGCTCCAGAATTAACAGTCTTAATACTACAGTCGAGGAATTAACCAATAAAGTCAATCAGGATATATCTAATCTTGCTTCTTTTGAAGGTGAGACGGAATCTAATTTTAATTCTGACAGGGTGAGATTATCAACTATTGAGAACTCTCTTACACGTTTTTATGTTTTTGTTAGACATACTGAAACGGAGAATACTATAAATGTATCGATGTCCGATTTACTAAATTACCGTACCAGAGCTAACGTCCGATATTATGTCGCGGATTCTGTCAATAATTTTGTCAGGTATGCATATGAAGCATATTCGCCACAATCAACGACAATGATGCTTCAGACTTTACCCTTTACTAATGAAAATACCGTCTATCGTGCAACGATTAACATTACATCTGGAACCATATCATATGCCGGAATAGGGCTTATAGGGGTGTCTCAATCATCAGGTCAAAGTCAAACTTCAGTAATGTCGCAGCGAGCAGTTACGGATTTTGTCAACAATTCCAATTTGCCGAGGTATCCTCGATTTGAAATACAGTCTAACGGAGAGACAATACCGTCAGGGCAGCTCACCATATTACAAAATATTTTAAATGCTATAGTCGTTAATAATTATTCACCACAAATTTACTTGAATATTACTACGGACAATGTGTCTGAACAATTATATGTTGACAGTGCAAATAGCACCGGGTATGTTCTCCGAAATAATAACTATATTATAACATATACTACCACCCCGTCAGTAACTATAGAACCCGTTGAAAAAGTGTTTACTTCTTCAGCTACAGGATTCGTCAGAATAGCTGAGGGACCAGTAACAGGATATAACATATTAAAAATAATCGGAACGGATGTCGATTTAACAAATTATTATATTGTTGACGCTGATATTACAAATTTAATAGGTGGAGATTCAACATTAATTTCCGTGTCTCCCGTATCTGGACATCCTGTAATATTAATATATACAAATGGCGTAGCGTTCTCCGGCAGCTGGACTGTCACTTGCAGGCATAAATAAAGCGGGCACAGCCCGCTTTATTTTTTAAAATGGACAATAATCGTCGTTATTAACAATTGGCATTTTAGAATCTGTCTGAGGCTCATCGTCCGTTTCATCCGGCTTGATACCCCGGACTATATAGAGCTTATCAATAAATAATCTAAGGTTATAATCTAATGATTTTTTGGGCTTTTCTACGACACCCTCAATAATTACTTCTGCACCTTTAGGAATAAATTGCAGAACATTTTTTAATTGTTCCTTATTACCAATAATATCATAAAATACTGTATTTTTGAATATTTGGCAGGCCAGAGAGTTTGCAACCATAACTTTGGTACTTGTTTTAACCTCGCTCCACTCCTTACACAATCTGCCTTGAATTACTGTTTTGTTATACATTTTCTTTCTCCTTTAATAATTAATATTTATCTATATTTAAAATATAAGATACAAATTAAAATTACCGCAATAATGGTAGCTATAAGTAATCGAGCAGCCCAGAATTTCAACAGCTCAATCCATGTAAAATTATTTTTCATTTTATACACCTCAATACATTTTTATATATTTTAATAACAATTTTAATAAGTACCCTTTTTCCGCTTCGGCTTCTCCGAAATACACAGCGTTTACAATACTTCGGTATTTATTGCGGAACACCAAGATGTCATATTCATTAAGCTTAAATTCTTTAGGTGCTCCGCTTTTATGTGTCGATAAGTAATACGGCTTTTGTCTGGATTTATGCCGGTATACTGTAATCTCTCCTATTGTTACGACCGGGATATACTCTGCAAGCGGACGTGACACGTCTAAGAAGCTGTCCATATCCTCAAACAGGTTATCAATAGCTTGATTTGCAAACGCTGTATCTTTAGTATATTTGTATAATGCCGTTTTCTTTTTGCGCTCGCTTATTGGTGAATTTAGATATAACGCTATTAGCCGTTCGTGTTCGCGGTCTATTTTCAATTCCTTCTTATTACGGTACATTTCCATTATAGGACTTATCATATTAAGAGTTAAAAAATAGTCGTTATTTAAAATTGTAGAATTGCATATGCTTATAACTCTAAGTGCCGGAAGCCCTTCCAATTCCCTATTACGATTGATAGTTTCATAAGCATTGAAGAACGTGAAAGCCTCGCCATTCATGCTTTGACCCTTTAATGTTTGAGGTATCGCCTCGTCCTGTATTATAAAATCAATGTCCGTCATATCTCCGCCGCGGAAATTTGCAAAGGTTGACAAGCTCATCATATATCCGAGACATTCCCCCCACGCCTTGCCATCCTCATCGGCATAATAGAAACTATAGCAATCGTCACCGTTTGGATAAGGCCGAATATCTATCCCTTTATCAGAGTTCAACTTTTTGAAGACGTTAAAAGCTTCTGTGGAAAGCTTCTTAACCTCGGATGCTTTGCGCCGAAGTAATATGAATTTCGTTTTATGATTTAATACTATTGTTTCAAGTATAGTATATGTCTTTCCAATTCCGCGGCCACCAATTAACCACATAAACGGTAAGCCTTTACTTAGCAGATATTCAATATCCGGATAACCCGAGGGTTGATATAATTTGCTTTTCTTTACTCTATCCATCGTATCTTTTCCATATCAAAATAATTTTTGCGTAACCATTCAAGGGAGGAATTGCTAATACGTTTTAATATGTCCTCAATATCTATACTGGTACTAAGCTTATATGTCGTTGGTACTATTGCGACATTTGACGAGATATGAAGATTATGACCGTCAATTTTCAAATCTATGTCCGTATCATTATCATTATAAATAGCCCGAGTTCCTCCGGCTTTGCTCCAAATAAAGCCGTCCTTGAATTTCTCAATATCTCCGAGTTCTTCTGCGCCGGACGGAGTAGACCCTTTTCTATTCTTATTGACACCTGCCACAGTCACTTTTAATTCTCCGTCCTTAACCTGGGCGTATTTCTTCGCTCCCAGAGTGACGAATTTTTCGCTTATTCCTTCGTTTTCATATACCCCCATATAATGATTACCACCCTTTCTATCGATAGCCTTATAGCCCAATTTTTGAGCTTCTGACACCATGCGTATATTGTAATCTGTCGGAGTATAAATTCCGATATATTTTACACTGTCTGTATCAGCATATACAAAATCTCTTCCGACTATCCACATAAAAGCCTTTAAGTCCTGCCGGGCATAAGCTGTAACCCACACCCCCACAGCATACGGGAGAAATGGTGATCGCTTCATTTTAGCAAGTTTCTCCTCTTTTGTGTCTATAAGATAGTATTCGTCAGTTGAAGAAAGATACGCTATATCATCTTTCAATGTGTTTTGTACAGTCATTCCATACAACGCGTTAATTTTCTTCTTCGATTCTGCATAAGCGATTTTGTCATTTCCGCCTTTCAACTCTGTCTTTTTTATAAACAAATCAATCACCAGCTTCCTAAATTCGTAGGGCAAATATCGTTTGAGAGACTTATAACATTCTATTATTGTTATATCCTGCAAAGAAATGTTATAATCCTCTAATAAAATCATTAAGTCAATTTCTGTAATAGTTGTCTCCAAACTTTCAGCGTACAATATTCGCCCGTTATCGAGCAAATAGTTTTTTATGTTCCGACACTTACTGAACGATATATACGGTTGATGCCATTTCTTAAGTTCTACATGTTCCAATCGTACACGGAATACGTATCCGAATTTTTCCGAATTTGATAGTATGGTTTTAATATCATCTGTCGTTTCTCTAAACTCGGTCAGCGGAAATTTTTTATTAACCAGTTCGTAAGGATATGAGCTTTCACGGTCATCGCTTCCAACATTATATAATATCTTTCCAACATAGAAACGGTTAGCGTGAGTATCTCCACCTCTAAACGCTTCACGCAACAATTCAAACACGTGTAAGGTGGGCACTAAACCTCGTAATATTCCGTTATATGGGAATAATACCTTTTTTGCCATACGCCGGACATATCCAGTTGAAGTATACGGGATTGTGTTTAGTGTGTCGCCGTTAGCTTTTAACAGTGATTTAATAGCGCATGATAACCCTACAACATCATTTCGCATATAAATTAAATCTTCAGTTTCTATTTCCGTCCAAGGATAACGTACTACGTCGTAATTCATTTCCGTTTTCTGTAATGCTTTAGGAACGTTCATATCTTTCATAAACCGTTCAAGACCTGTTCCCGCAAGCTTGTAACTACAACGAAATTCCACTTTATCCCACACACAGTACAAAGGTTCTCGAACGTCAACTAAAAACACTTCTTTTCGGTCAAACTCATGAATGCCCTTTAAAAATTGGAATTCGTGAGCTAAATTGTGAACATATATAATTAATCGTTTCTTCTCTGGAATTATTCGGTTTATTTCGTCAATCACGTTTATGAATTCTTCCCAAGTTCGGCCATATATTACAGGGATGCCCCATATATGCAACTGCCATATATACATAAACGCATGTGTCTCATCTTTGTATTCAATTTTACTCGTTTCTATATCCCATGACGCTATTACTTCCAGATACTTATTAACTGATTTCGTTAATAATATTTTGGACAGTCTCGTTTTTAGCATCTCCATTAATAAATGCACGTGCAAGCTCCTCCGACGAATATATATCTATTAGTTTTGTGTTCTTCGCCGCCGCCATAAAATCCGCAAACTTATTATATTGAGCCTCTGTAATATTATAATCATGACTTTGAAGCGTCTTAACAGCCTTTTTTCTAATTTGTCGCAGTCCTGCAATACTCGCGAATTTGTTTTTGTATAACTTCTCTGCAATTTCACGATAAAAGGGTAAATCCTCATCTGATATATCCTTAGGGGCTTCTAAATCAAATAATCCGCTTTTAAGTACTTTGTCATAATCCGACCATTCCTTAGACGCTGAAAACCTTTGCTCGCGCTTCTTAAGAATATAATACAATCTCCGGTATTCCTGTCTATCTGTCATTTGTGTTATCCTCTGTCATAATATCTAAACATTCTTTAACTGCCGACAGCTTCGCTTGATATATATCGGTCTCCAAACTGTTTTTGCAAACGCTGTAGTGTCTGCGGTACATTATTTCATAATAGTTATACAACTTAATCATTTTGTCTGTTTTTGTCATTGTCTAAACACTCCCATACTAAAACATTGTAGTAGTCGTCAACTCTACATTTTGCCAACCCTGACTTACTATTAACACATTCATATATTGAGTTTAAATCCTCTTGATGAATTCCGCCTTTTAAAAAATGTGAGTATATAGTACCGTCTGACGCGCGAAATGTTATAACATCATCACCGTTCATAAACTCAATTCCTTGAGGTGTTAATAATACCGTTTTACTTCCTATGTGATAATCTAATACGCAGTAGCCGATTGCACCGTATAACAATACGGTGTAATACCCTGTACATTCATCATCCACTGCATAACTCCGATATATAAAATAATCTTCACATACTTTATTTAATCGGTCGATTTCATCCCACGTATGAAGCTCAAAGGCATCATCCGTACCTAACGCATCTTTAAAGTGTTTGTATTCGTTCATGATTCTATCCTCCTATGAACTATTCCTTATCGTGATTATAGTATAACAAAATATTGTGTCTCTGTAAGATATAAATTGTAAATGATTGATACTAATTGTATTGAATTTGTGTTAAGATGTAGTTAGCATATGCTAACTATAGTAATTATGAATTTCGTTAAATTTTTAACGAAGTGTAATTTAAACTCAGCATATGCTAAATATAGTAATTATGAATAGATGTTGTGTGTGTTGTAAATATTGTGTGAAGGTTTGTAATATTAACAAATTGTTCATGAAGTTCATGGGAAATTCATTTTGTTCACAATTTGTTAATAATCGCTT